CGACCACAGAAAGACCGTTTTCGTTGCTTGCTGTTCCCCGCTAGAATGACGCCATGAACGGACAGGATGCTATAGAGAAGAGTTACTTCGCTTCAGGAGCGGGAAACATCGGTTCGAATCCGATACGGCAAAGTGTAATAGCTAGTCGTTCGTCTAGTGGATTAGGACGCCTACCGTCGCTCTTTTCGCTTCTTGCTCTTGTCCGTTGATGGCGTTAAGTTTAACGAGAAGGACGCTAATAGAATTCGGTTGCATCGTCCTGTTAAGACGTTGGGGAAACCCAGCAACGCCGAATTCGCTTCTTGCTCTTTCTCGTTAAGCTTATTGTTTGGTCGCGCAACAAAAGGGGAAAGTCCAATGGCTCGCACCAATACTGCCCGCGTCAACGCCTTCACGACTGCGGAAGGCGCTCCGGCTCACCCGGCTTCAGCGAAGCCGCTGAACGCCTTGCGGCGTTCTGTGATGTCCTGTCTGCTCTGGGAAAATGAATTCTACGAAGATGGCGTGGCGATCGCCGATCGCATCATGGCGAATGCCAATGCGGTCACATTAAATGAACTGGCGCAAGTAACTTACGAAGCGCGACACTCAATGCATCTGCGGCATGTGCCGCTCTTGTTGTTAGTCGCACTCGCGAAGCGCGGTTCCGGCCATCCTTCCGGTGGCGTGGCGACGGTCACTCGTGACATCATTTCTCGCGCCGATGAAATGGCCGAGTTGATGGCGCTTTACTGGAAGCACAATCCGGACAAGATGATCCCGGCCGCAATGCGGCGCGGGTTGGCGCAGGCCATCACCAAGTTCGACGAATACCAATTGGCGAAATACGATCGGCCGGGCGCGGTGAAGCTGCGTGACGTGCTCCGCCTTGTGCGCCCGAAGCCCGCTGACAAAAAGCAGGCGGCGCTTTGGGGTCGTGCAGTGAAGGGCGAGCTCAAGACGCCTGACACTTGGGAAGTCGAATTGTCCGCAGGCAAGGACAAGAAGGCCACCTTCGAGCGGCTGATTAAGGAAGGCAAGTTGGGATACCTCGCCTTGCTGCGCAATCTTCGCAACATGGATCAGGCTGGTTGCGATCCGGCATTGATCGAGGCGGCAATCTGCGCGCGGAAAGGCGCCGGGCGCGTTTTGCCGTTCCGGTATGTTGCTGCGGCAAGGGCGGCGCCGCGCTTCGAAAAGGCGCTCGACATTGCACTGATCGCTTCCATCGATGAATCGGCGCCGCTGCCGGGCGAGACTTTCGTTCTGGTCGATGTCTCTGGTTCAATGGCAGAAAAGCTTTCGGCGAAGTCTGACATGACGCGGATGGATGCAGCAGCAACGCTGGCTTCTGTCATCAACTGCACTCGCATACGAACCTTTTCATTCTCCAACGCAATCGGAGAGGTTCCGGCGCGTCGCGGCATGGCCGGAGTCGATGCCATCATTCGTTCACAGCCGCATGGCAGAACGAATCTCGGCGCGGCCGTCAACGTGCTGAATGGATTCCCGCACGATCGGCTGATCGTCATCACCGATGAGCAGTCGCACGATCGAGTGCCGGACCCGATCGCGAAGAATGCCTACATGATCAATGTCGCCGCTCAAAAGAATGGCGTAGGCTACGGCCGCTGGACCCACATCGATGGTTTCAGCGAAAACGTCATTCGGTTCATCCGGGAGGTTGAAGCGGAAGGAGTGTGATGAAAGCTGCCGAACACAATGGTTGACCTTAAACTAGCCCCCGGTTAATAGCCGGGGGCGAAAAGGGGATTGAGATGAGCGAATTCAAAGTCGATTGGACCCTACCGATCGAAACGATCGATGGCAGGCAGGCGCGCGTCATTTGCACTGACCGCAAGCTGAGTCATGCCAGCGTGGTTTATCTAGCGCAGATCCACAAGCTGCGGGAAGAAGAAGCAATCGGCGCTTGCGACTTGGATGGCATGAATGGCAGCCAGCAAGCAATCAGGAATGTCAAGTCATGAGGGTCCACATCATCGGCGCCGGGCTGGCTGGGCTGCTTGCTGGCAACTTGTTGAAGCGATCGGGGCACGACGTCAGAATTGTCGAAATGCAAAAGACGATCCCCAACAATCATTCGGCGGTGCTCCGTTTCCGTTCGCCAATCATCGGTGACACGCTGGGCATTCCTTTCAAGTCGGTGATGATGACGAAGGCGACTGTGCCCGCTTACAATCCCGTTGCTGATGCTATCGCTTACGCTTACAAATGCTCTGGCGTTTACCGCAACGATCGTTCGTTGCCTATCGGCGTGGTCCGCGAAGAGCGATGGATCGCGCCGCACGATTTGATCCCGAGGCTTTCAGTTAGATTGACTTCGGACGAAATAGTTCTTGATTGCAAGATCAGCATTAAGGATCATTTCAAGGCGATTCCAGAAACTCCGATCATTTCAACAATACCAATGCCGGTGCTGGCGAAGCAGTTAGGTTACAACCACCTGCCAGAATTTCAATCAGTCAGCGGCTTCAACATCAAGGCGCGCGTCAAGAATTGCGAGGCTTATGTTTCGCTTTACGTGCCTGATCCACTCTACGACTTCAATCGCATTTCAATCACTGGCGACGAGCTAATCGTTGAATATGCCAACAAGCTGCCGCGCATTGCAGATGATGAAAAAGTCAAATCAGACTTGCAGATTGCCGCAATGTTATTGGGGCTTGACCCAGACGACCTTTACAATTGGCAAGAATCTGCAATGTTATTGGGGCTTGACCCAGACGACCTTTACAATTGGCAAGTCAAAGCGCAACAATACGCCAAGATCCAACCGATCGAAACCGGCGCGCGCAAGCGCTTCATCGCTTGGGCCACTGACAACCACAACATCTTCTCGTTCGGTCGCTTCGCGGTATGGAAGCCCGGCTTGTTGCTGGACGACTTGATCGAAGACATTCGCAAGATTGAACGCTGGCTTGAAGGCGATCGTTATTCAATGAGGGACGCAAGATGAAAGTAACATTGATCGACTGCACTGGTTTCGGGACCGAAGATCCTGAAGCTTACGCCGAGAATGTTTTGGTTTTCGCGAAGTCAACAAGGCTCACGATGTCGCCCGGCTTGCTGGACGAGATCAAGGCTTGGCCTTGGGAGAAGAAGCTGAAGGAGTTGGAATACATCGCCAACACCATTCCCGCCAGCCATGAGTTCCTTGATTATACATTCCTGATTGAAGGTGTCTCGCGCGCCTTCACGCACCAGCTTGTTCGGTCAAGGCAATTCAGTTATGCGCAGCAGACCATGCGAATCTTGGACGTTAGCCAAGGGCCGGGTTGGGATTACGCTTCTGGCCCTTCGGTGAGCGGCGCCGCCGATCCTAATCGAACGGCAGCAGACCTTCGTGCCGCAATTTATCGCGAAACGATGGAAGATATTTCAGCCGCTTACAAGAAGCTTCTTGACGCTGGCGCTTCGATTGAGGATGCACGCGGCGTTTTGCCGACCAATATCTTGACCAACATCATGATGAAGGGCAATCTGCGAAATTTCTGCGAGCTAGTCAAAAAGCGATCGTCCTCCCGCACTCAGGGAGAGTACCGGGACGTGTTGGAGCAGATCAAATATCAAATGATGCTGATCCATCCATTCACGCGATTATTCATTGAGCGCAACTTTGATCTGGCGGCCAATGAGCTCGATGAAATGTTGCGCAAGCACGTTCAGGACGCGCCGGTGCGGACCCAGATGATTAAGCTGATGGACCAGATGCGGGGCCAGTCATGAAGTTTGTTTGGATGACCACCATTCGCGACGTTCAAGATCACACGCCAGTGCTTTCTGGCCGCAAGGTCGATGGGCAAGAATTATTCGAATACGGCAAGAAGGTGAAGCGCGTCATTACCGAGGACAACATTGCCTTCGTTTGTGAAGGCGAAACGCCGCCGAAGGGCACGGCGCTGAAGATCACAATCGAGACGATATGAGGGGGCAATGCCGCAATACGAGATACATTTGACAGTCGATCCGGCGGATATTGATGAAGCTGTTAAGGTTCTTGAGCACGACATCTTCTCTGTTAAAGGGCTTCAGTTCCAGAACTGGACGCGGAAAGGCGTCGTGCTTGACGCTATGACTTCAACACGATTGACTGCCCCTTCTGGAATGGCCGCGAGAATTTCTGCTGATGTTCAAGCTGAAACGCTTCGCATGGACGGAATCAATGTGCTGCGAGTCAAGGTTGAAACCGATCCATTTCACACAGAGCAACTAGAATCTATTTGCGCTAGCGCTTATTACGAAACGCATCTTCCAATAATGGGAGGCGAAGGCTTTACGCTGCACGGCGGACTTCATTCCCGCAACCTATTAAAGCGCAATGAGTGGATCACAATTCGAAGCGATTTATCATTTCAAAATCACTTCGATCGCTGTTCTCGTTTCGTCGGAGAGATTGTCTTTCAAGGTTTCTGTTTGACAGGCAAACCGCACCATGAATGGGTGCTGTTCGATTCAAACCGCGAACATGACAAGGATTGGGAATGACCGACCGCAAATATATCCTCGTTGACATGGACGACACCTTGACCAATTCAAAGTGGCGCGAGGAACTGATTGATCAGTCGTGGGATGAGTTTCATCAAGCCGCCGACAAGGACGAACCAATATGGGACATCTTGCATGTCATCAACGCGCTGGACAACTACTTGATCGTTGGACTGACGGCACGGCCGGAGCGATACCGTGCACTGACGACCGAATGGTGCGTCCGGCATGGCGTGAAGCTGCATCATCTGCTGATGCGGCCGGACGACAACTACGATCCTTCCCCTGCACTGAAAGTCTATCTGGCACAGTGCTACTTTGAAGGTGACTTCTCAGACGTCAAGCTGATGATCGACGATCATCCCGGCGTGATCGCTGCATTCCGCGAGCTCGGCGTCACCGGGCTGTTGGTTCATTCGCTGAATTCAAGGAGGCAATAGTGATTCCGGAAAAAATTACGGCCGATCTTGAAAAGGATTACGGCATCAAGCCGGAATTGACTGGATCGCGATTCATTTGCGAAAATCCCAAGGAGGATTCTGATTGGGACTATGTCCTTCAGATCAAGCCGATAGAAAGCGAAGTGGCTGCGCTAGTTTCGTATCTCGCTTGCGAAGGTTTCAAATTAGAAGCTGGAGAGCATTATCAAGTTGCAATCAATTCGACCTTCATGTCATTCCGGAAAGGCAAGTTGAATTTTCTGGTTTGTGCCAACGAGGATTGGTGCGCAAAGCACCGAAGCGCGACGAAGCTTTGCAAAAAGTTGAAGCTTGATAAGAAGGAAGATCGGGTCGCTGTTTTCCAAGCGCTGCTTTACGGAAATGTGGAACTTTGAGAGGAAAAATGAAACGCATCGTGATAACCGGCGGCACTTCCGGCTTGGGCAAGTGCATCGTTCAGAATATGAAGCACTGGCACCCGAAGGCGGACATTCGCGTTTGGGCGACCGAAACCGGAGTGGACGTTTCTAATGAAGCGTCTGTGATGGACGCGGCAGAACAAATTGAAGGGCCGGTCGATTGCCTGATCAATTGCGCTGGCGTCAATGGCATTGATTATCTGCCGCAGGTCACCAGCGACGAATGGGACCGGCTGATGAACACGAACGCGAAGGGCATCTTCCTGACCGTCAAGCATCTGGTTGAAAAGTTGCGTGGCGGGGTTGTGCTCAATATCGTTTCCAACGCGGCGCACATTCCGATGACCAATTCGGTGGCTTACAATGCCTCCAAGGCGGCGGCGCGGATGATCACGCGCCAGATGGACCGGGAGCTCTCCAAGACTCATAGCATCACGGTATTTTCCGTTTCTCCCAACAAGATGAGCGGCACCGGCATGAGTCGGTACATTGAAGAGCGCGTTTGCGAATTGCGCGGCTGGACGAAGGAAGAAGCACAGAAGTACCAGCTGGCGGCGCTCCCGGCTGGAGAGGAAACGCCACCGGAAGTGATCGCTGACTTCATCGGCTATTTGCTTTCCGAGAAATCTGCTCACAAATATCTCGGTGGCTGCGACATTCCCTATGGCGGACCGACGGTCTAAGGAGCTCAAAGATGAAGTGCGATCAGGTGGCCTATTATTGCATTGACGAAAATGCAGAAGCGCAAGTCAAGCGCTTTTTGGGGCTCGAGAAGGCGGAATGGATTCAGGACAAGGTCACAGCGAATTCCATCGTTCGCGGCTTTTCTTTCATGAGCCAGAGCGTTGGTTTGCTGCAGTTCAATTACGATCTCGGAATTGAGATTGAAATCTTGCGCTATGAAAGCGGAAGGCACTGGCACTCTAGCAATCCGGATTATTTGTATGCTTCAATGGTTATTAGTGCGCCATTCCCATTCATCAGCCACATCGGCTATCATGTCGAGGAATTTCCGAATGCGCTGGGCGCTGATTTGGTGCAAGAGACGTGGACCGAAAGTCACACGTCAGAATACCTGACAACCGGCGCCGGGAAGGGCAGGAAGTATCACTACCGCATCTATCAGTTGGGCGCGACTTATCAAAAGTTCATCAAGAGGATCAATCCGTGAGCAAGAAACCATTCGAATTGCTGCGGGAAGGTGCAGAGACTTTCGAAAAGCGCAACAAGGTCTATGGCGACAATTACACTCGCGTCGGCAATGCGCTGGCCGCACTGTTGCCGGGCGGCGTGAAGTTGAAAACGGCGGACGACCACAATCGGTTCCAGATCTTCAATTTGATCGTCGTCAAGCTTTCACGCTACTGCGTGAATTGGCAGGAAGGCCATCAAGATTCCATTCACGACGCAATGGTTTATTGCGCAATGCTAGAATCTATTGATGACGAGATTTACGACCGCCAGAAGGAAAGTTTAGTCGCCACCTTGAAGGAGGTAACGGGGCTATGACAAAGGACAGCTGGGGATCGAGAATTGAGATTGACATTTACAAAGATTACGTCATGATCGGTACCCAGCGCGTCAATCGCGCGCCGGATGAACCGCCGGGGGATTGGTTGAACGAGTGGGAGAAGCTGAAGGCAGGTTACAATGATCGCCGCCGTAATAGATAACGAAACGACCGACCTCATCAAGAACCGCACTCGCAAGTTAGACAAGCAACCGCACATCGTTGAGTTTTACGGCCGCTTGTATGACTTCGAAAAGCGAGAGACGATTCGCGATCTACATCATTTCATCAAGCCGCCAATCCCAATGCCGAAGGAATCATCCAAAATCACTCGCATTACCGACGAAATGCTGGCCGACAAGCCGACCTTTGAAGCGGTGGCGCCCGCCATCAAGGAGTTCCTCGAAAGTGCGCCGCTCGTGATCGCGCATAATGCCAGCTTTGATCAGGAAGTGATCGACGTTGAATTCCAGCGGCTCGGTCAGACGCTGAAATGGCCGAAGCTGCTGTGCTCAGTGGAGGCAACTATTCACCTGAAGGGCCATCGATTGAAGTTGCACGAACTTCATCAATTGTTGTTCGTGGATGACTTCAAGGATGCCCATCGCGCGCCGGTTGATGTGGCTGCCCTGACACGTTGCTGCGCGGAACTGTACCAACGGGGTGAATTGTGAAAGGAGGCTTGCTGATGGCAGAAATGCCAACGATAGCTGCAGCAGCGCATTCTCATTCGACTTATGCCGGGCTCCCAACAATGGGCGGCAATGGCGGTTGGGCTGGTGCAAATCAAGGCGGCGGAATGGGGATTGGGATCGTTGCGCATGAAGACACTAGTGCTTTGTCAACTTCTTCTTACTATTACAAACCATCCGTGTCTGGCGGTAAACCAACAATTTTCGTCGATAAAATTCCAAATTCAATCTTAGGAGAGGTAAATATGCCTACACGTCGTTTGGTGCAAGTTTTCATCGCTGATCCGGATGAGCGCGTGCCGCTGGAGCAGTCAATGATCTATTCCGGTTCACAAAAGTTGACGGACCTGACAGATCAGGAATTGTTCTTCGAAGTGGACATCAAGCGTCTGCTGGATGAGCACAACACGAAGCGCACGAAGATCGTTGACAAGTCGGTGAAGGATCGCTCGGAATATCTGGAACCGGCGAAAATTCGCGATCTCAAGATGGTCGTTACTACCATCGCGCAGTTCTGATTGAAGGCAAGCAATGATCCGCACCGGCTACAGCTTCAAGAAAGTTTACGGTCATCTCAAGGACGTGCTGTCCCGGCTGCAGGAATGTGGCTATCCGGCGGCGCCGATTGCGGATCATTGTTCGACTTTCGGCTTTGTGCGCTGGAACAAGCTTTGCGAGAAGGCTGGCATTAAACCGGTGTTCGGCGTCGAACTGCCAGTGACGACGAATCTGGGCGACAAGCACCCGATTCTCGACAACTGGACCTTCATTGCAAAGGATTCGCTCCGGCCGCTTCATGACTTGATAGGCGTCGCGACGTCCAATGCCGGGCGAGACCCGTCGCTGAACTATCGGCAAGCGCTTTCTGCCGAAGGTGTTTTCAAGATCGCTGGCCACACGGCGCGGCTGGATGAGATGTCGCCGCGTGAAGATCTTTACATCGGTTTGAGCCCGGCAATCAACAAGGGATTCTTCACGAAGGCGGCGAAGGAGGGTTACAGCTTCTTAGCTCGCAGCGACAATTATTACCCGCGTGAAGAGGATAAGGAAGCTTACCGTGTGGCGCTGGGGCGTCGCTCCAACACGCAGACTTATCCACTTTGGATTCTTTCGCCGGACGAATGGAACGATGCGCTGCATTGGGTGAACGAAGACGAAAGACTAGCGGCGATCGACAATGCGAATGCGGTGATGGCCGGTTCCAATGCAAAGCTGGTCAAGGCTGAAATGTTGAAGCCGCAAGAGGCTTATTCATTGCACGACCTGTGCGTCAAAGGCGCAAACGCTCTGGGCGTCAATCTTGACGACCCGATTTATAGCGCACGTCTTGAACGTGAACTTGCCCTGATCGAAAGCAAAGGCTTCAGCGATTACATTTTCATCATTGCCGATCTGGTCAGCTGGGCGAAAAAGCGCATGGTGGTCGGCCCGGCGCGCGGCTCGTCTTGCGGCTCGTTGGTTTGCTACCTCACCGGCATCACGTCGATTGACCCGATCCCTTACGGCCTGCTGTTCGAACGCTTCATTGACATCAACCGCAATGACTTGCCGGACATCGACATCGATTTCAGCGACGAACGGCGCGATCTGGTGTTCCAGTACGCAGAGGAAAAATATGGCAATGACCACGTTGGGCGGCTAGGAACGGTCGGCATTTTCCGCCCCAAGAGCGCGCTAAATCAAGTCGGCGAATCGCTGGCCATCCCGAAGTGGATGGTCGGGCGGTGACTCCCGCGCGCTGCAAGCGCTGGAAGACACGCTGTTGAGCACCGACATGGGCCGCAAGCTGTTGGACGAGTTCCCGGAAGCGCGCATCGCAATCCAATTTGAAGGTCATCCGCAGAACGCTTCGCAACACGCGGCTGGCATCATCATCACAGAAAAGCCGCTGACGGAGTATGTTGCCGTCAACACACGCTCAAACGCGGTGATGTGCGACAAAAAGGATGCCGAAGACCTGAACCTGCTGAAGATTGACGCGCTCGGACTAACGCAGCTTTCGATTTTCGAGCGCACGCTAGAGTTGATCGGCGAAAAGCCAAAGTCAGGCTTCTTGGAGAAATTGCCGCTGGACGATCAAGCTGCTTTTGACGTGCTCAACAAGGGGCACTTCGCCGGAGTGTTCCAATTTATGGGCGGTGCGCTGAAGTCGCTGACCAAGCAGATAAATGTTCGGCAACTCGAAGATATTGTTTCTATAACTGCCTTGGCTAGACCGGGACCAATGGCTACCGGTGGCGCCAACTCTTGGGTCAAGCGCAAGAATGGACAGGAGGCGATCGTCTCGCTTCACCCGATGTTGACGGAGTTAACGAAAGACACTTTTGGAATTGTGATTTATCAAGAAACAGTGATGGCTATTGTGCGCGAACTAGGAAGAATGTCTTGGGAAGACACTTCTGCCATTCGCAAGGCCATGTCTGGGCGCTTAGGCAATGAGTTCTTCGAAAAGTTCTGGTTAAAGTTCAAGGACGGTGCGCTTCAAAATGGAATAGAAGAAGAAACTGCCAAGGCAATATGGGATCAGATCAATACTATGGGCAGTTGGGCCTTCAACCGCTGTATTTCTGGCGGAACTAAAATAAAATTAGCTGCGACTGGAAGCAATTTGCCGAAAGGCGGCATAACGGTCGCTGAACTTTATCGGCGCTATGAGCAGGCTCCAAGTCAATGGATAAAGCAACGGAGAATGAAGCCTTGGCTCGTCAGCCTTCATCCAGATGGACGTGGTTGGCCGCAAAAGGCGCTCAAGATCATCAAGAATGGCAAAAAGGTTTGTTGGCGCTATAAGTTTGATGATGGCAGCAAAGTTGATTGCACGCCAGACCACAAATTTTTTGTTGATGGAAAATGGCTTCCGATCGGAAAAGCGAAACTTGGCAGCGAATTCGCCGCGTTGGAAGCGGCGCCGCAACCATTCACCGGTACTGGTGAAGGAAAGGGGCACAGCAAAGGGAAGCGTTGGAGCATAAGGGAAGGAGATCGAAAGGGCGCAAATAATGTCGCTTGGAAAAATGGCGCGACAAAATACAAGCAAGAATTCAAACTTAAAAACAATGGTTGCCCTTGCCAAGATTGCAAGCAAGTCAAGTCTCGAATGGAAGCGCATCACAATGACTTTGATGAGGGTCGCCAAAGGCCAAAGGATCTCGTTTGGCTTTGTGCCAGCTGCCACAAGAAGCGTCATTATGAAGTCAACCGCAAAAAGCGATGGCAGAAAGGCATGCAGCGAACGACAAAGGTGCTGCTCTCAAAAACGAAGATCGGTCCTCGCCAGACCTACGACATTGAAATGCCGAAGCAACACAATTTCACGCTCGCTAATGGCTTGGTTACGCACAACAGTCACGCTGTGGCTTACGGCATTGTCAGCTATTGGTGCTGCTGGTTGAAAGCGCATCATCCGCTGGAATTCGCTGCGGCCACATTGGATGCTGAAAAGGATCCTGAAAAGCAACTGCAAATTCTTCGCGAGCTCAGGGATGAAGGCATTGATTATCTGCCGGTCGACCCAGAGCACTCCACCGACCGCTGGGCAATCGCGGAACGCGAAGGACGCAAGTTGCTAGTTGGACCGCTGACGCAGATCCATGGCATTGGCCCGGCGAAGGTTTCTGTGATCTTGAAGGCGCGAGCGGCCGGGGAGGAATTGTCGCCCAAGATTGTGGAGCAGATCAAGAAAGGCAAGACCAAGATCGACCATCTTTATCCAGTGCAACACGCGGTCAAGGAATTGCACCCGGACCTGCATGAGATAGGAATTGTCACGACGCCAACGCCGATCAATGAAGTGCAATGCGGCATTGAAGGCAATGTCGTCATCATTGGGATCGCGCGCAAGATCGCGCCGAAAGACGAAAATGAAGAAGTGAACGTCAAGCGGCGCGGCGGGAAGCGCTATTCCGGACCGACAGCCGCACTAAACCTTTTCGTAGCGGATGACCGCGACGAAATTTTCGTGAAAGTGAACCGGTTCTTGTTTGAGAAGTATGGGCGGGAGATCGTGGAGCGTGGCCGGGCAGGCAACGCGATCTACGCCATCAAGGGCTATTGCCCGAAAGACTTCCGGATGATCTCTGCCCAACAAATCAAGTATCTAGGAGACCTTGCTGATGTCAAATGAACCCTTTAAGTGGACCGAAGAAGCCTATCAGTTTCTTGATGAGCAATTGAGAAGCGGCGCCTCACGTGTCATGATTGCGAATGCTTTCACGGAGCGCTATGGCAGAACTTTCACGAAAGGCTCCATCAGCGGCGCTGTGGATCGGCGCTGGTCTGGCGGTCATCCAGAAGCAGGAAAAGCAATCCCGAAGATCAAGGTGGAGCACGGCAAGCAGACGGTCGTCAGGCTGAATAAGAAAAAGCTGACGCCAGTGATTGCGCAGCCGCGCGAACTTCCTTCGCTGCATTGGGTCGCGACCTGCAAGTGGATTGACGGTGACCCAATGGCAGGAGAATATACCGTCTGTGGCCAGCCTGCGGCAATCAAGCCGAATGGCGACGCGAAGCCTTATTGTCCCCACCATTGCTCAATCGCTTATCTCAAGCCGCGTGAGCGTGCGGCCGAACGGCAACCGGAGCGAGTTGCCGGATGATCCGCGCTGAAGTGACTGGCGAAACGGCAGTGCTGCACGGACCGTTCCCGTTCGCCTTTATCAAGACTGTTAGTTCGCTGGCTGGGCGAAAGATCTGGCTCGGCACAGCACAAGTCAAGATTCAAGCCAACGCCGCTAACATCAGAACGCTGAAACGGTGCGACCATGAAATCGAGTGGATCGACAAAACGGGCGATCTCAAGGAGCAGGAAGTCTTTGAGAATCTCCCGACACAACATAATGGTCGAACTTCCCTTAACACGGAATATCAGCCGCGAGTTGCGCTTTTTGCCCACCAACAGAAAGCCTTGGAGATATCCGCCCATCGTGAGAGCTATGCGCTGCTATGGGAAATGGGGCTCGGAAAAAGCGCTGGCCTTGTCGCTAACAGTGGCGTTCTTTGGTGTGCCGGGAAGCTCACAGGAGTTCTGGTTGTGGCACCAAAAGGCGTCCATTCCCAGTGGCTTTCCGAACAGGTGCCGACGCATTTCAGTGGGCCATTTCGATGTGTTGTTTGGAAGAAAAAGCCGCTCGACAAAAAAGAAATCTCGCAACAAAAGGACGAGCTCGTCTGGTTCTCCATCAACATTGACGCACTACGCACGGACAAGGGGCGGCAAGCGTGTGAAGATTTTCTAGCGGCGCACAAGAATTCGTCCATGATGATTATGGACGAGAGTCACAACATTAAGGACAGCCGCGCCCAGCGCACCAAGGCGGCCATTGAGATAGGCAAGCTCGCGCGCTACCGTCGCATTGCCACCGGCACTCCGATTGCCAAGAACATCGTGGACGCTTGGTCGCAATTCAACTTTCTAGACTCCAAGATCTTGGGCCACAAGTATCTCACCAGCTTCCGGGCGCGGTATTGCATTATGGGCGGGTGGGAAGGTCGCCAGATCGTAGGCCAGAAGAATGTGGAAGAATTCTATCAGTTGATCGCGCCGCATGCCTACCGCATGACGAAGGAAGAAGCGCTCGACCTGCCGCCAAAGATTTACATCATCAAAGAATATGAAATGGGCGAGGAGACCAAGAAGCACTACAAGGCGATCAAGGACACGCTGCTGACGGCGCTGGACGATGGCACACTGCTTGACGCCAAGAATGGCGCGGTCGCGATCGGGCGGCTCCAGCAGGTGGTCTGCGGCCATTTGCCGCGCGAAGATGGCACGATGATGGAGATCGGCGATGAGCGAATGGAAGTATTGTTGGATATTGTCGGACAACGTACCGGACCTATCGCCATCTGGCACCGATTCATCGAAGATGGAAAACGTATCCTTCATTGTCTTACCGAGGCCGGGGAGAGCGCAGTACGCTATCTTGGTACGGATGCCGAACGAACAGCAGCCAAGGAGGCATTCCTCTCGGGCAAAGCCCGGTGCTTCATTTCCAATCCGAAAACGGGTGGCGTCGGGCTCAACCTCCAAGGCGAGTGCGAAACGGTGATTTATTATTCCAACAGCTTTGACGCGCTCGACCGCTGGCAGAGCGAGGACCGAGTTCATCGCACCGGCATGAAGCGAGCAGTCACGTACTTTGACATAGTTGCGCGCAAGTCGGTGGACCGAGTGATCCTCCGGAACTTGCGCGCTAAGAAGTCGATCAGCGATTTGACGCTGGACGATATTCGGAAGTCGCTCAGTGCTTCTGATTGACGCGCGAGTTCAACTCCTGAAAGTCAGGCAGCTGCTCGATTATATTCACTGCATTGTTGTGGGAAGTTTGCGCCTCCTCCAACAACTTTTGGTTCAGAATGACCAGAGAATCGTGCACATAATCCAAGGCATCGTTTGTGTTCCACTTTTCATTCTTGGCCATTTCTTCGAGCGTCGGAAAGGAATCGATCATCGTTTCGATGATCTGCGCGGCAGAGGTTGAACGCAACATTTTGAGCACATTCTTGGTTGCGTCAACCCGCAATGAAGAAATCTCCGGCGTGTCCGTTTCCTTTTTGAAAGTGAAGCGGAAGAAGGCGACAGCCTTCAACTGAGCTCGCTGCTCGGTCGTTCTCTTCTTCCATTCTTCTTTGAATTTTTCAGAATCAAGCATTTTGGCTCTCCTGTTGGTTGTTTAATTTAACAGTCAGGGCTGGCCGAACAGGCCACGCGGTTCCAGCATTTGGACTGCCTCGGCCACTACGCGCCAGCAGCCGCCCGCAGGTCGGTACGCACTGGACCCTATTCCTTTCACTTGAAGTCAACCTTGATGTACCCCTTTCCTGTGTCAAGCTTGTAGTCGTTCTTGGTGAAGGCGCAAGCGGCGAACATGTCAGCCACCGACGCGGTCGGGTTGACCTTCACGAATGCAGCCATTTCATCATAGCGCTGCGCCCAAGCGGTTCCGGCCTTGTGCGGATTCGGGCCGACCGCCTTGAAACGCAAACTTTCGCCGAAGCGCGGCTTCGCAACCTTTGGCGGCGCTTCAGCCGCCTTCTTCACGAGCTCGGTGAGCCAAGCGTTCTTGGCCGCGTCCTCGCGCAGCTGCCGGGCGCCGACCATGACGGCGATCTGCTGCAATGTGCCCGGCTCGTTGCCCCAACGCTTCGGGACAATTCCATTCTTGACTTCAAACCCAGCTTCCTCGGCGGCGGTTTCCGCCCAACGCAGACCTTCAGGCAGGGAGACTTGCATTGATGCCATCCTTTTTCGCTGAAACACGAACGGTGTTGACCGGAGTCACCTTGGTGTGCGCACGCAGGAACTGCGGCGAAAGCTTCTCGCGCACAGCCGCCATGTCAAGCGTCGAACGCTCGGAGGCGGAAACGGTGGCGCGGAAGAGCTCGCCTTCATAGGCGCCGACGCCAGCCGCGACCAGCGCCGCCTTCAGCGCCTTCTCCTTAGCTTCAAGATCGGCGATCTGCGCCTGCAGCCGACCGAGTTGATCGACCAAAGATGCGTTGTTTTTGAACAGCAGGATCGTGGTCATGGAAGTTCCCCTTTGATGACTTTTTCCCAACGCCGAATAGAATTCTTGCAGGAGCGCACCTTGCGAGTCGCGCGCTCTTTCTCTGCTGACGTTGCGGCCGTTTCGCGAACGACCAGCGCTTCGTCAAGCTGGACGTTGAGTTTGCCGATTCGGCGCAGCGCATAATCTTTCCGGGTGACGACTCCGAAATCGATCATCGCCAGCCTCCAATTGCGGAATAAGAAGCCACCAAGTGACCGTCTTCATAGACGGTCGCGTCGAATGCAGACTTTTGCGCGAAAGCCTTCGCTTCTTCCAGCGAAGGGAAGTAATTGATGTTATTAAAGTTGTAGTGATAAACTGTAAAACGATTTACCGGCAGCTTGATTTCTTTGGCCATGATCAAACCTCCCAAGCGAATTTGGCGGCGGAATCAACGGAGCGGAAAAGGCGAACGCGGCCGTAATGGTTTTTCACCAAAACGAAACCGAACGCGGCGAAGCCAGGAACGGAACGCCAATAGGCGTGGCCGTCAGTCATAGCTGGAAGCCAGACGAAAGGACCGAACCGGCGCGGCAAGGCGTCACCTTCACCGACGCGAGCATTCAACGCCCAAAAATAGCGGCTGGCAGTTTTCATTGGAGTTCCCCTTTCCAAATCGTACATGTATTATGCCTGAACTTTTCGGAAAAGAAAACAGAAATCTTCAAGTTTATCGATAATTTTTATTTTCCTTTATTTACAAGGACTTAGCCCAGAATATCAAAATCGATTGAAAATTTCTGTTTTCTTTTTAAAAATTCTCAGGCATGATGCAAATCGTCGCCGGGGGACATTCCGTCCTCCTTGCCACAAAAGGGGAACTGCCATGGCTTATTACTCCGCCAATCCGGCCAACTTCGAATCCGCCCGCGCCTTGACGGAAGATGAATTGCGCAAGTTCGCGCCTTCGATCTTCGCGACCGAGGCTCATCACTCTCGTTCGGAACGGTTCGCGCCGATCCCGACTTGGGAAGTGCTTAAGGGCCTGATGAACGAAGGCTTCATGCCGGTCGCCGCGCGGCAGAATGTTGTCCGCATCGACGATCGCCGCAATTACACCAAGCACCTCGTTCGGCTCCGCCGGTTGAACGACGGCCGCAAATATTCGGTCGGTGATACGGTGCTCGAAATGCTGCTCAAGAACGGCAATGACGGCACTTCTGTCTATGACCTGTTTGCCGGTTTGTTCCGGGTGACCTGCCTGAATTCAATGGTTGCTCAGACCGGGTCGGTCGATCAGGTGAAAGTCAAGCATGTCGGCAAGGACATTGTCGGCAAGGTGATCGACGGCACCTACCGCGTTCTCAATTCGGCCAATCGCTTGCTTGAGGCTCCGGTTGAGTGGTCCCAGATCAAGCTGAACAACGAAGAGCGGCAGGCATTCGCTGCGGCGGCAATGGTCACCCGGTTCGGTGACAAGGATGGCGTCGTTCACACGCCGATCCAGCCGGTGCAGATGCTGATCCCGCGCCGCACGGCGGACACCGGGCACGACCTGTGGTCAACCTTCAATGTGGTTCAGGAGAATGCGGTTCGTGGCGGGCTTTCCGGCATGCGCCAGACGGATGACGGCCGCTGGCGCCGGGCAACCACCCGTGAGATCACGGGCATCGATCAGGACATCAAGCTGAACAAGGCGCTGTGGGTTCTGGCTGAAAAGATGGCCGAATTGAAAGCGGCTTGAGTTGAGCGAATCGGGGGTGGCGGGACACCGCCATCCCCACCCTTTTAGGTCCGTTTCGGACCTTTCCGGCTAAGTGATTGATATTAAAGGAAAACAAAATTTGTGAAAATGAAAGATTTCTGTTTTCTTTTCTTTCAAGATCAGGCATAATGTTAACATTGATAGAGCGAAAGGGGAACTGAGATGCACACCAAATTCGAAAACGTTAAGGGCTACGCCACCTACGCTGCCGCTCAGAAGCGCGGCGAGGAAGTTGCAGCCAAGCTGAAGGGCATCGAATATCGCTGGGTCGTGATCGCTCTGCCGTCTGGCCGTTTCACTCCGATGGCACTCATCAACAACAACGTTCCGGGTGGCCCCGGCCCGTTTCTTGGCGAGCGCAACTTTTGCTGCGCGAACTGATTTCGGAATTGCTCAAGTGCTCTGATTCAACCGATCGTCAAAGGGGACCGACCATGATCAATCTCACCAACGAAGCCGAATTGATGGCCGAGCATCAGGCGCAGGCCGAGGCTGCCCGCAGGGCCGAGGAGGCTGCGCGGCGCGCGGCGGAAGAAAAGGCAAGCGAAGAATGGCGCGCCGAGCGCGCGGCGGAACGCGCGGCCAGCAATGCCCGTGTCGAGAAGCACCTGAAGCAAATCAAGCAGCACCTGCCTACCGCGATGAATGTCATCATCAGCGACGGCTGCATCACCATCGATGGCATTCGGCCGCAATGGGAATTCAAGGAGCGCTACACTTCTTCGACTTGGCGCGCGAAGCCGACCGGCACCTACCAATTCACGGTGGGCGATTGGGGCGACCGCAAGGTGTTCCCGCAGCGCAAGGATGGCACCTTCAGCTACGCCAAGCTAGCCGAGCAGATGCTGCATCAGGTGCAGGTCGTGAAGGTGCGGCAGGAACTGCGTGATGCGCAAGAAAACAACAAGTTGTTCGCTGCCGCGATCCGCGAGGAGTTTGGAATCGATCGCTGGTCGTCGATGGTCACGCCAAGCCAAGCAGACCAAAAGCCGATTCACCTGCGGGTCAGCATCAACCGGGCTGTCACCACCGAGCGTGCGCGCGAGATTCTGACCATTCTGGCCACCATCCCTGAATTCGGAATTAAGAAAGGAGAAATCTGATGCGAAAATTCGAAAGGTTTTGTTGGTTCGTCTGCGAACTTTCGTGCGCTGCAACAATTGTCTTCGCGTTCCTAATTGTTTTGTCTCGGCACTAGGGGCAAGTAATGGGACAACAAACTGAGCAACAAATGGAAAGGGAAACTCCAATGCATCTTCAAGCCGAACTGAAATCGCTGCCGACTCCAGAGCTCCTGCGACGCTACAATGCCGTCGCGACAGCTGCGGGTCTGCCAATCGTCAAGCGCTTCTCCGACCGCAAGGCGGCAGAGCGCCGCACCGGAGCGCTGCTGGCTGAGTACCAGTGGACAGCCGAAGACAAACCGGCGCGCACCAAAGCGCCGGGCAAAGAAAAACAAAATGTGGATGAAGATTTCGGTTGCCGCGAAGGCACAAACCGGTGGAATCTGCTCGCGGCGCTGCGCGCCGGGCGCGGGTCGGCTGTTCCGCAGTCAGTGCTGCTGAAGGCCGTTTACGGAGAGGCGCACAAGGAATTCCGGGCGCCGCTTGCCATGGTGATGAAGGGATTGCAGATGGCCATCAATGCCAAAAAGCTGCCCTACGTCATCGAAAAGTCGCGTGAGAATAAGGAGTTGCATTTTGCTCTCAAGTCAAAGGAATAAAGTCGAGCGACCCGCGCCGCCAATTGTGCGTAGGGTTGGTCGTCCCGCGACGCCGCTGCGCCTCTCCCCGAGAGAGGCGCGGCTGGTGTCGTTTCTGGACCCGAAGAATTACTGGATCGCCAGCGAGGAATTGGCGCTCAAGGAATTCGCCGGGCGCATCCCGCTCAATGGCCGCACTTGCATCACAGTTGCGATGCGTCAGGCGGCGCGGAAGATGAAGAGGAATAAGGAGGAACGCTTCTTCATCGAGAAGCGCGGTGGCGGCCGGGGAGGCTGCGAATATCGACTCGTCAGGAAACGAGCCTAAAGCGCCATCCCAATCCCGAATGCCAGCGCCGTCAGCACAGCGATGGCCCAAGGCAATCGGCCAAGACTTGGCGGCGCCAAGTGATGGATGATGCCGCCGCATCCAAAAATAGCGATCACGACGCCCATTGCAATCAGGAGCGTCGTGATCTTTTCTAGCTCGCTGACGTCAATGCCATCATTTTGCAGGTGGTGGTAATACCAAACGCTGCCTCGAATGACGCTGTCGCCTGTGAACGCAACGAAGCAGGCGATCGACGCTGCGCTTTCCTCATAAGTCTGGCGCCAGCTTCCGACCGACCGCGACACAGAATAAATGTCATAGCCGAACCAGAACACTACCCAGAAGAACAGCACCAACAATGTGCCGTTGATCAATTCAAGGAACAATGGCGGCAATGTGCTCATCGCTTCGAAGCCTTCTTCTTCCGAGATTGCATGCGCTTGACTGAGTGCGCGAAACCGTTGCGCTCAGACAAAAGCATTTCAGTCTTACTCATCACGCGGTCGGCCGTCTCGTGAAACTTCTCAAAATTGTTCGCCACTTCAGGCTTGCTCATCCCGAAGAGTGTCTTGATTCCTTGAATCACCTTCGACATGACTGTTAACCTCGTGGGCTGCGGCGCCTTTTCACTTTTTGATCTAGCAACGCATCCAGCGTCCGCTCGACCTGAACAAGCGCCTCGATGGAGCGCTGGCCCATCACTTCCACCTTGTCCAGCGCCTTGTTGAGCCGTCGCCAAACGATCCAAAGGCAAATCGCCGCTCCCATTGCGCCGAATGGGGAAGCCTGCTGCGCAGACCTCCAGAATTCCTGAAGCCAATCGATGTTCGGTACCATTAACGTGCCCCTTGCCCACAAAGTTTCTTCCAGCGCCGGTTATTGATGTCATTTTGTTCCTTCGTTTTTCTGGTATCAGCCGTCGCCCAATAAACCGGTTTGTAGTTCTGACAGAAAGTGTCAAGCACCGGTTGGGGCGGTGCTGTGCATGTCATCGACACGTAAAACAAAGCCCAACCGGTGCATTTAATCATTCGCGTCCTCGCCTGAAATCGGTGTCAAGTCCAGCGTCCGGATCCTTGGCAACGTCCGCATTGGCGTGGTCACGCCGCGCTTCCGCTTCTGCCAGATCACCATCTTGCGTACGCTTTGCTGCGTTCGCATTTTGTTCAGCTTGCGCTTCGGCACGACCAGCTTCACGAGCGTTTTTCGTCGCTAGCCAATCGTTCCAAGCTTCCTTTGCCGTGCTGAACAGCTGCTTGAAAAAGACTCCAAGCGCCGTTTGCGCGAGCCAAGTGAGGAATGCCGTCACGGTGACGGCTTGGAATAGTCAGGGTCTAGCTTTTTGGCAACCTGCTGCCAAATGCCGACCACGGCCGTGCCTGCGAGCACGGCAATTGCATTGACAATATCTGGGGAGATAGCGCCAGCAAAGATGGTGCCAGCCAGATATTTCGAAACGAGCAGCGTGATGATGCCAGCAACGCCAGCACGCACCCAACCAGCCAACTTCGAAGTGTCAACCAAGGATACAATCCATTTACCCATGGTCATTTTCCTTCCAGCGCGAGTGAGATTTCATTCAACAGACGGGCGCTGACCGCCGGAGAATAAGGTGCCTGAACGTGCCCCATGCCAGTGTTGATAACGTCCAGCTTGGTTACATTGTTGGCGGCAGTCTTTGAAAGAAGAGTGCGACCACCAGGATTGAAGAAGTCGCCCCACCAAGAAGTCGCTTGCGTCGCGCGCTTGACGTTGTTGGCGATCGGAACAACCGGGCAATAGATAGAAGGCGCAATGGCCATCAAGAATGGAATGCGCTTCATCGAATTCTTCAAAGCGGTGCGCGTGATGGACATGCAGCCGCAAGAGTGGCCGACCAGAATCGTCGGATCATTCCACTTCGCCACAAGACGATCGAGCGTATCGAGCTCTGTATAGTCCAAGATGCGCGGCAGATAAACGTCCGGCCTTGGATTCGTTGTTTTGAACTTGGCGGCAACATCAGCTTGCAACTGGCGCAAGCCGCCGCCGAACAACGCATCGCTTCCAGCGCCGTAGACGAACTGAACATTGATAGTCATGACAACTCCTATGCCGCGATCTTGGTATAAACCCCAGCCAGCGCCAAGGCGCGGGACCGGACGCGAGCGACGCGGGCGCTCCAACCGTTCTTGTATTTCGGCCAATCAGGATTGGCGCGCATCCGCTCCAGTCGCAGATCGCAGAGCCGATTGATCTGTGCTTCGACGGAAGGTTCGCGCATGGCGCGGACGAGGTAGTCGTCCATCCCGACGCCATCCACTGTCGCCACGCCAGAGTTTACAGCGAAGTCGAATGCTGCGTAATTCAGCCCGACCGGAAGCTGGTCGGCTCGAATGGCATCCCAATAAAGCTTGCGATAGACCTGCTTGGCCGAGTCGGGAGAGAGCGCCTTCAGATCCTGCAGCGTGGCCTTATGGCCGAGGAACTTGGAAAGCGTATCCAGCGACACGCCATACTTGCTCGCGCCGCCCGGCTCATTGGGTGACAGATTGAGATCGTCGCCTTCATCGTCAATGACGTATTCGATCACCTGATCGAACACCGACAGCGGGATGATCTCTTTCGGAGAGATCGGGCTAGCGACCGCGACAATCTTCGGCGCCGCCGTCAACGCGCGCCAAGTGTAAAGCCCGACAATTCCGTCAGCTGCCAGACCACGAGCAGCTTGGAATGCGGCGACCGCTTTCTTGGTGGCAGGCCCGAAGTCGCCATCAACTTTGATTCCGAGCAGCGTCTGGAGCCGCCGGACATCTTCACCTTTCGCTCCTTGACGCAGCACCGGATCAGTGATCTGCGGAACCACCGGCCGATCGCCGGGCATCGCTTTCATTCCAGCTTCCCATTGCCAATTGGTTGTGCTGTCGAAGAGCGAAGCGCTTTCGCTTACGCTCACATGGGCATGATGATCATGCGGGTTGGAGCCGGAATAGGTGCGCCAAGAGCTTGAAACTGTTGGCGTGAAAATCTGCCCGTTGGAGATGATGTAGCGAATACGCGGATCGCCTGACTTCGCCAATGACCGGGCGAAGGCGTAAGAGTCGAAGCCGCGCGCCGGGTCGTGAGTGAAGTCGCGAGCGCGGACGATGCCGACGCCGCCGAGCTTGATGTAGGGATTGTGGTCTGACGCGCGCGAGGCATGCGCTGCATCGCCGATGGAGCCATCGCTCGCCTTGGAGCGGTTCGGAGCGAAAGTGTTGATCTCATTCAGCAGCTGGTCGAGTGACTTCGCAACGCGCCAATTCATGACACTGCCTCTTTAATAACCGCTATTGTGATCGAACACGCAACGCGTATTCGCCGCCGGGTGAACAACCCATTTCCCGTCCATATAATCGCAGGTGCAACGCCAAGTGTTCTTGTCCTGCGACCAGCCAGTGCGCTTCAAGACTTGCCCGGTTGAGCGAACCTTTATCTCATTGTTGGGAAGCGATATCAGCGCAGACTCATGAACCTTCATGCAACAATTGTTGGTCCGGCAGCAGTGGGCTGGGATCCAAGTCTTGATGTCTTCGGCTTCTTGCGGCGTCGGAGGAATTAGCTCTTCCGAGCGCGCTCCTCCGACAGCCAAGATTGTCAGCAAAAGTAGCAGCGCAACGATGGCCAGTATGCGCCAGCAAAACATCGTCAGCAGGTCTTATGGTTGAAGCGCATTCCCCATTCCATCTTGCAAGATGAGATGTGAATGTGCTTGCAGCGGCCGGAGTCCAGCGTGTAGCCGCCCGGCCAAGATCGCAGCACAGAATACATGCAGGCATAGTTGCCGGTCATGTCAACCGCCTGCCCCGTTGAATGGCAAGAGGCGACGCCGAATGGCGTCTTGGAACCGGGCCGGAGCGCTGAGATGACCTTGGCGCCGCAACGCGCTTGAAGGGTGGAAACGATGCCGCCCAAGCTCGCACCGCCGGAATAGCCCGCAACCGCCGCGCGCCGAGAATAGCGCTTCACGTGCCTTTTCTTGCGAACATATTTGCGCTTCGCGGCAGAAGCCTGATCATTGATCCAAGCTTGGTACTGATAGACGTTTGTGAATGATCCGTCATAAGCCAATGCAGACTTCGGAGCGAGAAAGGCGCAAGCGATTGCTAGGAGAATGATAGCACGCATAACATTTACCTCTTGTCTTTCAGGGGAGCCTTCACTTTAAGTTGAAGATGAAGTTTCTCCTTTTTCCTGCAACACTTTTGTGGTTGATAGTTTCTTATGACGTCACTGTTTGGCTATTGTTGATCCTCGCTTGCTGGCGAGAGTTTCGTCCCAAGATAACCGCCAAGAGGCGTCATGCTGTGCGCTGACGGAGCCGATATCTTTATCATCTTATCATAATTCTGCTGCAGAGCACGTTTCGCCCAAGGATTTCTTGAGATCGCAGAAGCGGCTTTTTGGAAGTCGCGCGGATCTTGAGAAACTACAAGATCTGCAATCTTGTTTGCGAACTTTTCATTGACGCCTTTCATATACATCGTCTTGCCGTGCTTAAAGCCAGAGCCAGCGGCAATTCCCGGCCAAGACGCTGGGTCTAGCGGATTGATGCTGCCGCCGAGCAATGCGCCGCCGACTAAGCCAGCGCCGCCATAAGCAATTTCGTCTCTGAGGGTCTTTCCGAAAGAGCGCAATTGTTCTGTCTTTGAATTGCCACCAACGCGCTGATTGAGCATATTCATCGCGCCGTCCAATTGCAGCATCGATTCAAGTTCCCGCCGCTTGCGCGGGCCAATGATTTTGTCGAGAACGTCCTGCGCCTGCGGTCCTTTCGGCTTCAGAATTTGGTTGATTGCTTTCGGATCAGCACGCACGGCATCAATCATCGATGTTATCAGGCCGCTAGCCACCATTCCCCGCTCTGCGGATTTCATTTTTGGCAGCAATTCAAGCAGGCCAGAATCCATTAGTTTGCGGGAATTTAGCAGCTTGAAAATTTCCTGACCAGCTTCTCCTGCATCGTTCACTTTGAAGAACTCGGCAGCCATGCCGCGCGCATCTTTATATTTCGGAAAAAGAGTATCAAGTTCATTTCGCAAAGTGGAGATGATGCCTTGAATGTCAGCCGCTTCTGACTTGCGCTCTGGATCACGCGCAGCGCCACGATACATGTCATCGAGCTTCTGCTTGACCTTGTCCATGAATTCCAGAGTCGGCAATTTTGTGCCATCCTCCATCTCATGATAAGCTTTTGTCGCTCGTCCAGCTGCAAGACTGTTCTTGATTGATTCGCCAGCTTGCATGACGGCTTTCTGCATAGCTGGCGCTTGCATCAAATCATCGATGATTTGAGAGTGAAATCCTTGCGAACCTTGGGAAATAGCTTCGTCATACGCCGCTTTGTTTGCGACTTTCGCTTCTTGGGCCACAGCGCCGCGAGCCGTCCGAACATTCGGAGCCAAAGTAAAGCCTTCGAGAAAATTCTCGAAATACTTCGGGCGTTCTGCTACGCGGTCCGCGAGATGCTGCTCCATTTTGGCTGCTGCCTCTGGAGACATGTCGGCAGCGACGCGAGCAAGACTGTGAAGTTCACGACCGCCCATGTCCCCCATAACCATTGGCAGGTTATATTCTTTAGCCAATCTCAACTGCTCTGGCGTCAATGCTCGACCGGCATCGATGTCTTTTTGAGCGGTCTTGACAAACTTATCAATTGCGAATCCTTCTGGATCGCGCATATTGCGGAATGGCGCAGAGATTTTGTCGATGATCAAACCAGCGCCTTTGCCGGCATACTCCATTCCTTTTTGAAGTCCCGCGCCCAAAACGCTGCCGAAAAGAGCGCCTGTGCCCGCCTTGGCTGCCGTTTCTGCCAAACCTTCCCCTTCGCCAGCGCCGCCAACTAAGCCAAGAGCGGCACCTGCCTTCGCAGCTTGACCAACGGTTCCGATCTTGCCGGTCGGCAACAACAAAGAACCGGCCAATCCCCCAACGGTCGAGGCAACAGGATGCTCTTCTTCCGCTTGCTTTTGCTGCGAGCGAATTTCATCGCGCTTCGTTTCATAAGCTTTGCGGGAGTCCTCGCTCAAAGCTGAGCGAGCAGCGCCAACAGCCATTGCTGGCACATCAGTGATGAAGCCAGCTCGTGGCGCCCAAGAAGGATAGCCAGAAGCAGAGACGAGACCTTCCATCTCATCATTCCAACCAGCTGAAGCGCCTTTCGCGGCGCCGATTAAGCCGGATTGAATTGCTCCATATTTAGGTTCTTTCGCGGCCGCAGTCTCGAGCGGCTCGACTTTCTGCTGTTGCTGGCCCAAGGTCTGTTCCAGCGGAACAACCCAGCCGCCTTCAGCCTTGTTGATCCGGCCGCCACGCGCGAAGCCCTTTACTGACTTTTTAGCGTTACCGGCTGCCAGCCATCCCTTAAAATCATCCATTCCAAGGTGAAGCATAGCGCGGCGACGATCTGGCCCTTTTCCATCTGAGAAGCCTCGGTCATACGCGCCAGCTGCTTGTTTAGCGCTGGCGAAACCAAGCATGACCTTGTGTTCGTCAAATTCCCCACTGTCAGCATCATGCTGATCGACAATGAACACGTGAGGAGATTTCTTGTGATGCCCGACGTAAACATCGACCTGATCGCCATCGGCACCCTCTGTGCGCTTGATGTAGCCATAGTCATGCGGCATCTTGACGGACCAAGGATTGCCATCCTTGCCGATGCCGCGTCGTTCGGCGCCCTTGGGAGTTTCTATAGAAAGATTTAGGCCCTGAAATTTCTCATGGCGCTTTTTGTAATTGCCAGCGCGAACTTGAGCTTCTGAAGGATTCAGGTTCATTTTGCCTGCTTCACGTTGCCATTTTCATCAACGTACTCTTTGGTCGACTCATTCCAATTCTTGGCGCCCTTCGGAACCCAAGAAGGAATCGGCCGCACGAAGACTGAATAGTCCGAACGCGCATTGTCCGCATTGACGCGGAAGCCGGTCGAAGACTTGTCGTCTTTTTGAATGACCGGGTTGGCCGCGAGGTAATGGTTCCAAGCATTGTCAACGCCTTGCAGCGTTTTGTTGTGGGCGCGATATTGTTCGTAGAAATCGACGCGGGTTTGCTGACGCGCGGCGGCAGCTTGAATGCCTTCGAAGCCTTGTCGCAGAACTTCTGGAGTGGCTGCAGCACCGCCCATCATTTCTTTCAAGAACACGATGTCCTTGTCAGAGAACGAACCTTTCATCTTCTGGCCACGTTCCAGCGTCAGCTTGTTAATTTCTGCTCGCAAGCTCTGGGTCGCTTCATTGGCTGCCCAATTCGGCGTGATGGCGCCGGTCCAGCCGGTTGAAGCCTTCGGCAGCGCCGCCAAGCCGCGTTGGGCGCTTGAGATCATTTCATCTGCTTCTTTCGCTTCGTTGCGAACTTCATCGAGCCGCTTCAGGTCATTCTTGACGATCAGCTTTTGCTCTTCCGTTGGCTTGGGCACCATGTTGGTTCCAGTGGCTACCTTTGTGGTGCCATCCTTTTGATTGAAAAGGATCGGATTGCCTTCTGGATCAGTGCCGATTGGCTTCCACTGTTCGCGGCTGGCGGCACGCTCTTCGCGCTCACGAGCCATCTTTTCCTGTTGCTGCAAGCGCCGATCGAACATCTGTTCGCGACGAACATCATTTTCAGATTGACGATTGAATTGGTCGCTCTTGAGGTCCAGCGTCTGATTGAACTGTTCAGCTTGCTGCATCAGGCGCCGAGCCTGCATCTCTGCATTCTGGCGCTCTTTCTTGTTGACGTTGTATTGCGTCAGACCGCGCAAGCCACCTTCACCAATGTTTGTCAAGGCGTTGGAAGACTTGCCTGCTAGCATTCCTAGACCGGCGGCAACTAAGGCAGAGCGAATGTCATCGCCTGGGCCGCCTTGAGGGAGGTTCTGTTGATAGACCTTGTAAGGATCCATGCGTTGCGCGGAAATGTCGGTGTGTGGTCCAGCCGCTTCCTGCGTTTCAGCAGCTTCCGGAGGCCCTTGTTCTTCTGCATCGGTCGGCCAGTTGCTTTGCGGCTCCAACTGGTAAGGAGAATTCGGCTGCTGGCCAAGCGCTTCCTTGCCCATCTTGAGATAAGCCGCCGGATCGTCCATTGGCCCGTTGATGCCATGGCTTTCCTGCACGCGCTGGTTGGGCGTAATGCCGGGCAGCGGAGCGCCGGGGAATTGTCCCCAACGAGCCTCGAAAGTTTCGCGCGGGTCTTGCGGCACAACGCTGGTGCCGCCGACTTCGCCACCGGAAGCGAAGCCGCCTCCGCCACCCGTCATCATTGCGAGACCGAGCGCAATCGCCCGACGCCGAGCCGGATCACTGAAAGAAGACACTGGACTGCCCCCACTGGTTGCGTAAGGATCGGACCGGCCGCTTTCTTGACCGGCCATTGCTGCCAACTTGACACGATCGGCATCAGGCACGCCGATGGCCTTGTTGAACTTCGATTCATACTGAGCTACCGTGTTGCCACGGAAGCCAGGCTGCGCATCGCTGGCATTCGGGTTGTTCATGCCGCCCGGACCTGCGAACCAAGCCCGCGCCGCGCCGGAAGGACCATACTTGTCCACGTAAGTTCCGAAGCGATGATTGAAGATCTTGTCCTGAAGCTCTTTCGACTTCAGGAATTCTTCCGGCGAGATTTCCTGCCCTAAAGCTGCCTTGGACCAAGGGCGAATGTTGTTACCCATGATGCCATAGCGGCCATAAGCGCGATCGCCAGTCTTGGCGATTACAGGACCCAACGCGTCGTAGCGACCGGAACTTTCAATGCCGGAGATCGCGTTGCGATAAAGGTCGATCGGCTTCACCACGCCGCCTTCATCGTAGCATTGACGCAATGCACCACGGATCGATTTGACAGCATCAACAAAGCCGCCATCAGCGAAGCCGCCGAACATCGGACCATTCGGGTAGCGCTGATTGAGCGGCATTTTCGACGGATCGCGATAAGCTTCCGACTTTCCGCTCACGCCGACCGGAAGTGGGATGACGCCTTGCTCCCGCAGCTTGTCCCACTTGATGGAATTCTCATCTTCGTTAGAAGCATAAGGCAGCAAGTCGTAAAGCTTGTCATAGATCGAGCGATTTTCCGGCTCCGGCTTGCGCCAAGGCACGCCAAAGTTCTCCGTCATAGAAGACAGATCGCGCATGCCAGTCTGCAAACCTTCATTGAGCGGATACTGCAGGAACGGATCGTCCCGCAGCGCCATCTCCTGAACAGAGTAAGGACGCGGACGCGGCAGCGGAATTTTGCCGCGAATGGCGCCGCCATCTGCGAACCAATTCATGCCGGAGCCATTGCTCATCCAAGGATTGCCAGAACCGCTGTAAGTTCCGATCGGTCCTTGTCCTGCGCCCCCGCCGCCGAACATGGATCCGGCGCCGCCCATTGCCATGAAAGGATTGCCAGTGAACAGGCCAGCGGCTGTCAAGCCGACGCCGAGCGCCTGAGAAAGCGGAGAGGCTTGCGCCTGCTGCACCTGCTGGGTGGACTGGCCAGCGGTCGTGCCGCCTTGGCCCGTCAAAGCAGGCATGCCGTAAGACGCCAAGAATTGCGCCTGCTGATAAGGGAAAGCCTGCGCGTTCAGATACTTCTGATATTCGGCGCCCAGCTTTTGCTGTTCGTTTTGCTGCGCGACAGAACCAGCGCCAATCTGCGCTTGCGCCCCTTGCAGCGCCGCGTTCTGAGAAGCGCCGCCCAACGAGCCATAGGTAAATGCGCCCTGAGCCTGAGCCGCGCGATCCGCCTGCGCGGCGCCGAGCGCCTTGTCATAGCCTTGCGAATAAAGCTGCGCAATGACAGGATCCTGCGCCAGCTTCTGTTGGCGAGCCAATTCGGCGCCAGCCACACCGGCACGATCGCCGCCCAACGCGCCACGAAGCGCCGCGTTGCCGCGCAACTGGCTTTGCTGCTGCGCATTGTTCTCATTCATATTCGCGCGCGTAGCGTCAACCACCTGTTGCGTGTAAGGGCTTTGATAGCGCTGGATCTGGTCTGGCGTTATGGCCGAGGCGCCTGCCTGCGCGTATTGCGCGGCCTGATTATAGTAAGGCTGCGCCATGCCATAGGCGCTGTCTATGTTGCCGATGCCGCGCGACGTGACAGGATTCAGGTTGGCAACCAGCTGACCAGTATAAGGATCGTACGGCGTTGAGGCAGCTGTCTTGACGCGATCGTAAATTTCCTGCATGCCGCCTTTGCCGGCAGGCGTGTAGGTCTGCGTCGATGACGTATTTGTTGTCGCTGGCTTGGATTGGCAGAGGCTTCCCATCTTCAGGCCTTTTTGGAGTATAACTCAGTCAAGGGGAGTGAGCCGTTCGGCGCCGGATACATGAAATAAGCGCCAACAGGCTGCATCTTGCGAGAATACAACCGAACCTTTTCTGCGGTCCGAATGTTTGACAGCACGCCCAAAATCATCTTAAAGTCAGGATTAGTCAGACGGATCTGATCCACGATGCGCTTGGAGTATTCCAGCAGCGCTTTCGCGTGATTAGAACAGCGATAACGCTTGTCAACAAAACTCATGCAGTCATCCATGGTTATCGCGTCAGAATACCAAGGCGATCCGAGCACCAGCATAATGGCTGCTTGCAGATTCCCGACCGGGCCAATAACGCCAACGATGCCGCGCGGTCCATTGTCATCAGCCGGAATCGTTTCCGGTTTCAGCACTCGATCTAGATAATACTGAACTTTCGGTTCGCTCAGAGGAAAGAAGGCATTTTCGGCGTGATGTTCTTTGAACATGCGCCAGATTTCCTTTTCGTCCTCGCGGACGGCCGGACGAACGATCGATTGAGCACGCGGCGGATACATTTAGTCTTTCCTCGGAGGCGGGAGTTGCGAGATGTGCGCCAGATTCTTGCGACGAATCTCCTTGACCATCGCATCAAGCACTTCATGGCCGTGTTGCATGTCGCCATTTCCGAAAGCGGCAACAGCTTCCGGCGGGAAGATGAATTCGCCGCCGGAAAGGTTTACAGGAACTTCTTCCTCTGTCGCGCCGCCGTCTGCGAAGCGCTTCATGCGCTTGGCCGTCATGCCGCGTCCTTTCGGAGCACGAGCAGCATTCGCATTGAATGGACTCATGCTCATCAAGCCGCTCAACGCACGAGCGCCAGCCATTGTGTTGCCTTGGCCCATCGCGGAAACGACGTCTGCCGGCATGACATAAGAACCAGCTTTCAGTGCGCCGGAGACACTGTCGGCACGGCCGGGAGTCGGCGAGGAGATCAGCCCGGCCTTCCCCAATTGCTTTGCGCCTTCTCGAACACCGAACGGGATGGCGCCGCCATCGGCTTTCGACTTGCGTTGAACGGAATAAGCGATCGCCAAGGCTTGGTCGCGCGGTTTCCCGGCAGCCAATTCCGCTTTGACATTGTGAACGAATGCAGCCTTAGAGCTATTCTTTAATAGAGGCATCTTTTACACCGGGGTTATGACGACATAAAAGAAGGTCTCGGTCCCTGCGGCAGCCACGCCGGAAGCAGTCGAGACCACAAAACTCGTACCGGCCGTGACTGTGGAGACATAAGGCGACTTGGTCGAGCCGACCAGCGTGGCAGCCGCCGCATTGGTCGGGATCAGCAGCACTTTTGAAGTGGCAACAACTGCCGTATTAGTGACGGTCGTGGTCGCAGCAGCAGAACAAGTGAAAGTGCCAGTGTTGCGAAAGATTCCCAGCAAGACGGAGTAGATCGCGCCCAGCTGCTGGACCATTGACTTGCCATTGGTCGCGAGATCGTCGAGTGATGCAGACATGCTTAACGCCTTCCGTCGCCGGTCATGCGATATTTCATCAAGCCGAGACGCGCAAAGGTTCCGAGATCGTTACCTTCAAAACGCAACTTGATGAGGCGGCCACGCAACCGGCAGTTGATGTAGTTCTTCGCGGCCGTCATCGTGAATGGGCCATAAGTGCGGATCGTTCCGTTAGGATAGTCTGCTACCTTGATGGTCGTCAGAATAGTGGCATCCTGACTTCCGCTATAGGTCCCGAACTTGAAGTCAGGGAAGAACCAGTCAACGAACGACATCGCTTGTCCGTCAGCGATGGTGAAGTAGCCAGTTTCGAAAAACCAATTCATTGCTTGGCCATCAGCATCGTTCGAAGTCTCGTGCTGATAGATGATGCCATTCGAAGTTGCGCCGATCGGCTGGCCTAACACGCTCTGGTCAATCCAAGCGGAGCGCTGCATGGAACCGTAATCCCAAGATTGCTCTTCGATATTAAACTTGACGTAAGAGTCGCATTCCGTGGCAGAGTTGGTTAACGAAGGATAAAAGAACCAGATCTCGTCAAAGGTCGAATTCGGCGCGGCGACACACTTGTGTTGATGATCGGTGTTCAAATTCTGGAACACAACGTCCCAAACAGTGCAAGGCAGCACAGAAACGCCAGAGCCGCTCATGAAGAAGAAGTTGCCGGAGTTCATCCAGTAAACATTGCCTCGCATCACAGCTGCAGCATGCGGCCCAATCAGGCCGCAACCAGAGGAAAGCTTATTGAAGCCGAAGATGAAAGGTTGACCCTGATAGACCATCGCCCAGACATCAATGTCGGTCCATATCAAGGCTTGCTGCGGCCCTTGAAGCCCGCCAATGATCTTTGACCCGGTCGGAATGTGGAACGAGCCAGCTTGATTGTTCGCAGTGGCTGTCCAAGTGTAATAATCTTCCTGATCAGACCAGCGGATCAGCAGCGGATCGCGCTGAAGATTGGAAGAAGTTGATCCCCAAGCTACTAGAATCTGCGCGGGCATCGCTACGAAAATGCCGCCATTGAAAACTGGCGCATTCGGGATCAGCTTCATATTCTGGAAGCCGGAGTTTGGCTGCCACTC